ATCTTACCATCAATGAGATCCCTACAGTTCGGTGGAAAACCAATTGAAATTTCACCAAACAGAGTATATAATTGTGCATATTTACCAATCGATCACACAGACGCATTCTCTGAAACAATGTTCCTATTGTTGGGAGGAACTGGTGTAGGGTTTTCAGTTCAAAAACACCACGTAGATAAACTACCTGAAATCAAAAAACCAAACCCAAACAGAACAAGAAGATACCTCATCGGAGATTCAATTGAAGGTTGGGCAGACGCAATTAAGGTATTGGTAGAATCATATATGGGTTCTAAATCTTCAACACCAGTATTTGATTTCTCTGATATTCGTCAGAAAGGAGCTCTTCTTGTAACATCAGGAGGAAAAGCACCAGGTCCTCAACCACTTAAAGATTGTATTCACAATATTACAAAGGTATTGGAAAACAAAGAAGATGGTGAAAAATTAACACCAATTGAAGCACACGACATTACTTGTCATATAGCAGATGCAGTTCTTGCTGGTGGTATTCGTAGAGCGGCACTTATCTCATTGTTCTCGGCTGATGATGATGAAATGATTTCTTGTAAGTCAGGAAGTTGGTGGGAACATAATCCACAAAGAGGTAGAGCAAACAATTCAGCAGTTCTTCTTCGTCACAAAGTAACACAAGAATACTTTATGGATTTGTGGAAGAGAATTGAATTATCAGGAGCAGGTGAACCAGGGATTTATCTTTCAAATGATAAAGATTGGGGAACAAACCCTTGTTGTGAAATCGCACTTCGTCCTTATCAGTTCTGTAATCTTTGTGAGGTAAACGCATCCGATATTGAATCTCAAGAAGATTTTGAAGCAAGAGTTAAAGGTGCGGCATTTATTGGAACATTACAGGCGGGGTACACCGATTTCCACTACCTTCGTGATGTTTGGAAACGCACTACTGAAAAAGATGCACTTATTGGTGTAGGTATGACTGGTATTGGTTCAGGTGTTGTATTGGGTTATGATATGAAAGCGGCAGCACAAGCCGTAAGAGAAGAAAACGAAAGAGTTGCGGGACTTATTGGAATCAACAAAGCAGCAAGAACAACAACTGTTAAACCATCAGGAACATCATCACTTGTATTGGGAACATCATCAGGAATTCACGCTTGGCATAATGATTATTATTTAAGAAGAATTCGTGTTGGAAAGAATGAAGCAATTTATACTTATCTTGCAATCAATCACCCTGAACTTGTTGAAGATGAGTTTTTCCGTCCACACGACACCGCGGTAATTACAATACCACAAAAGTCACCTGAAGGTTCAATCCTTCGTCACGAATCAGTGTTCCAAATGTTGGAACGTGTGAAAAAAGTATCACAAGAATGGATTCGTCCTGGACACAGAAGTGGACAAAACACACACAATGTTTCTGCAACAGTATCAATTAAAGAAGATGAATGGGAATTTGTTGGTGATTGGATGTGGAAAAACAGAAAATTCTATAACGGACTATCTGTTTTACCTTATAACGGTGGAACTTACACACAGGCACCTTTTGAAGATTGTACTCAAGAAGATTTTGAGAGATTACTTTCAGCACTTAAAGACGTTGATTTAACAAAAGTTATTGAGTTACAAGATAATACTGACCTTCGTGGTGAAGCAGCTTGTGCTGGCGGTGCTTGTGAAATTGTTTAATTATGACAGTGAGTGCATCTAAAGATTGGGTACAACAATTATATGTTCAGGAGATTACAAAAAAGTCTCCTGAACCTGATTTCTATAAGGATGAAAATGGTAATATTGTTATGACGGAATCTTTTCATATGAAACGAGGTAAGTGTTGTGGCTCAAGGTGTAAACATTGCCCATATGAACCATTATACGAAAAAGGAAGTACAAAGATAAAAGAGTCCCTACAAAAGTAGGGATTTTTTATTTAATTAAAAATTGTCAACATTATATTTATCTAATATGGCGGATGGTACTACATATGGAATAAATTTTCCATTTTTTGATTCTAATGAAGGTAAATATTTGATGACAACAACAACATCAAATCAAGAAGTTAGAGCCAATCTTACACATTTGTTATTAACAAGAAAAGGTAGTAGGTATTTTTTACCTGATTTTGGAACAAGATTATATGAATACATATTCGAACCTTTAGATGGACCGACATTTAGTGAGATAGAATCCGAAATAAGGGATAGCGTTGCGACATATCTTCCTGGTATCTTAATAACAAATATAGATATAAAGGACGCAAGTACTTTGTATGAAGATCCTAATGCAACATATATAGCGGCAGATGGGACTAGAGAATATAGGGTTCCTGGATTAACAACCAAAGAACACACTGCAAGAGTCAGAATTGACTATAGAATAACTAATTCTGGTTTTAATTCAAGTGATTTCATAATCCTCAATATTTAATAATAGAAATGGCAGAGAAAAAAATATCATATACCGTAAGAGATTTCCTAGGGGTTAGAACTGAATTAATTAATTTCACGAGACAATATTATCCAGATTTAGTACAGAATTTTAATGATGCTGGTATTTTTTCAGTTCTTTTAGATTTGAATGCGGCAGTTACCGATAATTTACAATTTCATATTGATAGAAGTATACAAGAAACTGTATTACAATTTGCACAACAAAAATCATCAATTTATAATATTGCAAGAACTTACGGACTTAAAATACCTGGACAACGACCTTCGGTAGCGTTAGTTGACTTTTCAATAACGGTACCTGCTTTTGGTGATAAAGAAGACTTAAGGTATTGTGGTATATTAAGAAGAGGTGCTCAAGCTAATGGAGGAGGACAACCATTTGAAACTGTTTATGATATTGATTTTTCTTCAGCAATTAATGCAGAAGGATTTCCGAATAGATTAAAAATACCAAATTTTGATTCAACTGGTAAATTAATTAATTATACAATAACAAAAAGAGAAGTTGTTGTTAATGGTACAACAAAAGTATTTAAAAGAGTTATAACAGCAAATGATGTTAGACCTTTCTTTGAAATGTTTTTACCTGAAAAAAATGTTTTGGGTGTAACAAGTGTTTTAATTAAAGATGGTACACAATATACAACAATACCACAACCACAAGAATTTTTAGGTTTAAATAATAGGTGGTATGAGGTAAAAGCTCTTATGGAAGATAGAGTTTTTGTTGAAGATCCGACTAAAGTTTCCGACAATCCTGGTATAAAGGTTGGTAAATACATCCTTACAAATAGTAAATTTATATCAGAATATACACCTGAAGGTTTTTTTAAAATGACTTTTGGTGGTGGTAATACATCTGCAGAAGAACAGTTAAGGGAATTTACAAGAGACGGTGTAGGGTTTAATCTCTCAAAGTATTCAAATAACTTGGCATTAGGAAGTGCCTTGAAACCAAACACAACTATGTTTGTTCAATATAGAGTAGGTGGAGGACAATCAAGTAATTTAGGAATTGGTGTTATTAATCAAATAGGTGTTGTATCTTTTGCGGTTAATGGACCTTCAGATAATATTAATAGAAGTGTTATTGACTCTTTAAGATGTAATAATTTAACGGCAGCAATAGGTGGTGCTAATCCACCAACTACCGAGGAAGTAAGACAGATGGTGGCTTTTAACTTCTCGGCTCAAAACAGGGCGGTAACGGTAAATGATTATGAATCAATAATTAGAACTATGCCATCACAATTTGGTGCACCAGCAAAAGTGACGATAACTGAAGAGAATAATAAAATTAAAATAAAATTGTTATCATATGATAATGACGGTAAATTAACAGAGATATCTTCAAACACCCTTAAACAAAATATTGCAAATTATTTATCTAACTATAGAATGATAAATGATTACATATCGGTAGAAAGTGCTAATGTAATTGATTTAGCTGTTGAGGTTGATGTGGTGTTAGACGCAAGTCAAAATCAAGGTTCTTTGGTAACACAAGTAATAGATATTGTAACCAAATATTTCTCACCATCAAATAGACAAATGGGTGAAAATGTTTATGTGTCAGATATGAGAAGACAAATACAGGCTTTGGATGGTGTAATTAGTATCTCTGATATGAAATTTTTTAACAAAGTAGGTGGACAGTATTCATCATCACAAACATCACAAAAATATTTA